TGCCTTGAAATATCTCTTGAGATTCAGCACTTACTCCATAAGGAAAACCACCATAATAATTTTTAGATGCAAAACTTAAAAAATCAGCTTCTGCATTATGAATCATTGGTAAGTAATTATACTTAGTTCCAACCAGTTTGCTTACTTGATTGCTTTGTATTGTTTGCTCGTATCTTGTGTAATATGTATCACCTAAATGATCTTGGCTTCCAGTTAATGTTCCAAACCTATTATATTGTCTTGAGTTTATATTATCTGGATTATCTATTAATCCACTTTCATCTTGAATGTATTCTGGTATTTGTACAATCCAAAACTCATGCTTCCAGTAAGTAATTCTTGCACCCCAATGCCTCAATAATTCTTTTAAAACAGTATAGCAATTTTCTGGAGTAAAAACATCTTGGTCATTTTTATTATGAAACATAGAAACAACACATTGCGTTAAGCCTAATGGATCACTTCCTTGATTAGTGTTTTGCATATCAGCATTGTACCAATTAACAGCTGTTGTAAATCCATAATCTATTGAAACCCCTTGTGATGTTGTTGCACAACCAGCTTTTGCTAATATTTCTTTAATCCAAAATGTATATATAGCTGGACCATAATACATATTATCTTGCGTATAACTTCCTTGAATATTAGTTTCAGATCCAGCATTAGATAAATCAACAAAATCAATGTCTTTTAATAATGACAAACCATCAACAAATGTTAGTTTTTGTTCATAAGGAAAAGAAACATCTATTCCACTTCCTAAATCCATTACTAAAAATCCAGACCAAATTGGTTTTGTTGTTGTATATGTTGAAGATGTTGCTCTGTATAAATGTAGATAAACTTGCCTTTCTTGATATGTTGTTCTTAGTAACTGAATAAAAGCTTGTAATGATGTATCTTTTACAACAAAAGGCAATTCACATTGTGAACTTAAAATTGGTGAAAATCTATCCTCTTGATCTGTTTCATAAGATATAACTGGACCACCAGCACCAATAGATATTTCAGTTGCAGATGAATCAAATCCATCCACCCAAATCTCTAAATAATAATCTAAGTTGTTATTACTTTTATATGATGAAAAATACTGTTTAGCAAATGCCATATATTAAACTGATCTTTGTCTGTTTAAACTTCCTCTCTGATTACTTATAAAAATATCGTTTCCACTTATTCTACCATAAACCTCAACTTGCTGACTTCCTCCACCATTTATCATTCCTTTTAATTTATCTAATGGAGCAACCACTTCTGGATTTGATGCTGTTGTCCCAGCTCCTTCACCAACTAATGCCATTGTTGGACCAGTAACTAAACCTCCAGTTGCTAATCCTAAAACTTTTCCTTTTGCTAATTCAAATGCAGCCTTAACAGTTGTTGCATCACCTAATAAAAGTTTGATTGCCATTATAACAGCTAATTGAACTAATAGTTGTTTAATAGCTATTTTTAAGTTTTGAATAAAAGATTTAAAAAAACCTTCTGTGCTGTAAGCTGCACTTGTTAATGCACTTGTCATGATGTGCACTTGTTAATGCACTTGTCATGATGTTTTCAAACATTGACATGGCAGCATTAAACTCTTTTTGTTTTTGTGTTAGTTCAGATATTGTTTCACCAACTTGATTTAATGGTCCAATAAATTTCTCTGGATTTATAGCACTTAAAAAAGGGATTTGTCCATTATCAAAATTCATACCTCCCATACCTCCAAATAATGAGCCAACACCAGTTAACTCTTTAAAATCTTTTGCTAATTCTTTTATAATATCTCCAAATGATTTAAACTCTTCTTCTGGTAAGTCTTTTCCAGTAGCTACAACAGCAGCCATTTTAGCTCCTAATTTTATAAAAGCATCAGCCCCAGCTAAGCCCATTACTTTCATTGCTGCTCCTAATGCTGTAAAAAAAGCAGCATCAAATTCATTTGCAAAAGTATTAGCAATTCTTGTTGTTACTAAACCAATATTGTTATATAATAAAATAAAAGCAGCTCCTAAACCAGCAATCAAACCAGTAGTAGTAAATAAAAAAGGTATTAATTTTCCAACCATTAAATTTATAAAAGTTCCAAATAAATTTAAAACTGGACCAATTGCTGCTAAGATTAACCCCCATTCAATTGCATTTTGTTTTTGGGCTGTTGTTAAATTAGAAAAACTTCTAATTAAATTTCTACTCCATGCTAATAATTTGTTTGCTATTGGTAAAAGATGTTGCCCTAATTCAATTCCTAAATCATTTATTTCACCTATTAAAATTCTTGTTTGGTTTGCAAAACCTCCAGATGTTCTTGCAAAATCACCAACAGCTTTAGAACTTTGCTTTAATGCTAATTGATAAGTTAATGTTGCCTTTTCTACTCTTGTTAATTGTTTAAATACCTTTCCTTGATCTTCTGCAAATGATTTCAAATCAGCTTCTGTAATTGCAATTCCTAATGATTTTATAGATTCTCTTTCACCAAGTAATGCTTTTGTTAAAGCTAATGATGCTCCTTCTGCTCCACCAGAAAAGTTTGTGAATGATGCTAAATCAACAGCCAATTCATTTACTTGTTTTGATAAGTTTAAAGCCTCTCTTTCTGTAAATCCAAATCCAACTAATAAATCACCAGTATCGCCCAGCATTTGTTTTGCAGCTTTACTTGATAACCCAAATGAACTTTTAAAAACTTTTGCTGTTGCTTCTGCTTCTCTTTGTATACTACTAAAAACAGTTTTAAATTTAGCATCTGTTTCCTCAAAATCACTTGCCATTTTAACAGCTGCAACACCTAAACCAACTAATGGAACAGTTAGGTTTCTTGTAAGTGTTTGACCAGTTCTCTGCATAGATGTACCAAATTTTTTGATACTTCTTTGAGCCTTTTTCATTGCCTTATCAAAGCCTCTTAAATCAGCTCCAAATGCAATAGTTAATAAACCAACACTCTTATTTGCCATGCTCACTCATTTTTTTAATATATTCAGCTTTTGCTTTCAATTTCTTGTAATCTATTTTCTTATCCTTTTTATCCCACTCAAACTCAATCAAATCAGTTGGCTTTATTTTTTTACCTTTTGCCATCTGAATATTAAGTAATAAAGTAGTTTGCCATCTTACTCTTTCCCATTTACTTTTTTCCCTTATATTCTCAAGCTCATAAAAGCCATCCAACTTATTCCAAAAATGTTTAGGCAAGTAATCATAAAACTCATTTACTCCCATTCCTAACTGTCCAAAAGCAATCCTCTCTAATCTCTGCCAAGTAAGAGCCTCTATTTCTTCTTGGCTTTCTGCTTTTTTCCAGTATTACCCCCCATTTGTTCAGCCAATATTTCCATAGCTTTTCCAATACTATCAAAATCACCATCTATTAAATCAGCCAAATCATCAACACTTAAATCACAATCTTGCTTTGCAGCTCTATGTCCATCTTCAATGCCACAATATATTAAAGTTAACGCATCATCTAATGTCATGTCCACTCCAAGTTTATCTAAATCTTGCAATGATGTATTTGTTTTAGAAGAATATTTTCTTAATGCATTAAAACCAAATTTAATTGGCAGTTTTTGTTTATTTATTTCTATAAAAGTATAATTCATTTTTTGTTTAGTTTAGTAAGGATTGGAGCAATGGTACTAAACAAAAGTACCAAAGCTCCTCACCTAAGTTTTTAGTTTATTGTCTGAGTTAATACCCCAGTTCCTTCAATACTCATTGAATAAGTTGCAGTATCTTCAGTTCCACCAGTTAAACTTACAGATGTAATAAAACCAGATCCAGAGTAACTTATGTCACTTGTTGATGCTGTATCACCAAAAATAAATGTTACAGCTTGTCTTGCATTTAAAACATTAGTTTCTAAAACATCATCAACACCATCAGTTAAAGCTGCTCCAGCTGCATTTGTCCATGCGTAAGCTCCATCAATATCAATTGAGAAATCTCTTAATCCTTCTAAAATTTCTTTATAACCTCCAGATTCTTTGTTTGTAATTTCTCTTGGTGAATGATTAACATTCAACGTACAGTTTTGAGCAAATGCAACAAGATTAGTTGTTCCAGTACTATAAACTTTTATTTCAGTTCCATTTAAAATAGCCATTTTTTTTCTTTTTTATATTAATTAATTATTTTCTTCGGCAACTTTTTGTTTTGCCTTTTTTTCTTTTTTTTCTTTTAAGTAACCATTATCTTTTAAAAAAGCAATAGTTTCTTCATTTCTTATTTCCATTTCAGTTCCAGCCATTATTACTTGACCAGCATACCTCCAATTTTTACTTAATTTTATTTTCATATTATTTTCTTTTAACTTGTCGGATTAATTTGTCTTATCTCAAAATCTAAAGCCTTTCTATAAATTCCAGAATCACCACTTGTATCATCAAAAATATCATTATAGCTTTGAAATTGACTTGATTGTATTTGTTCACCTCCATATGTTCCCTCATTAATTCTATCCATTGCAACCCTAATCTTCTGAGCTAAATCAGATGCTTGTGAATACGTTTCGCTATAACAAGAAATCATTACATCATTTGTATCTAATGTTGATGCTCCATCTTTTGTATCATTTGGCTGAACTCCAGTAACATCATAAATAATAAAAGGAAATGTTGTTGTTTGTGGAGCAACATTTGGAAATATTCTTGTGCCAACTAAATCAAAAACATCACCACTTCCACTATTGTATAAAATATTATATATTGCTTTTCCTATTTCCATTTAATATCCAAATTTACCATATTTCTGTAACTTTTTTTCATGACTTTTAATTGCTTTAGCCATAACAAATTCAGCATCATTCATGCTGTTTTGTGTTGCTTTTAAATAATTACTTTGCCAAGCTGGTTTTATAAAAGGCTGATCTGTTCCATAACCTCTACCTCCAAATTTAACCTCACTACCATATTCAATCCATGCTCCATAATAACCACTCTTATCTTTACTTTTAAATCTACCTTTTACTCTTGGACCAACAAAACCACCTAAATATTTTCTACTTGCTCTTGTTGTAAAATATCCAATACTTCTTTTTAATTGTTCAGTTCTTTTTTTATCCTTTTGATTCTGTTGTCCAGTTAAACCATTAAGATTTGATTTTGCAGCATCAATAAAAGGCTTACTGTTTTTTCTCCAAAACTTTTGCCAAATAGAATTTTTCTTAACTTGTTTAGGTAATTGCATAAACAAATCATTTAATTCTTTTGTTCCTAAAACTGTTATGTTTGACTTAGCCATTAATCTTTATTCTCACAAATTATTTCCAAATATTCACCTCTTCCATCAATTTGATTTATAACTTTAGGAAAGTAATATTTACTATCATAAGTTAATCTTGATTGTAAAGATAAATTACTCATGTCTAAATTTCTAATATAAACATGGAGCTTTGTCATTCCAGTTATTTTTTCACTTTGATCTGTTCCTTCACTTCCACCCTTCCATTCTATTGCAGCCCAAACTGTACGGAAAGCAGAATAGCTTCTTGTCAATTCACCATAGCTATTAGCTGAGGTACTAACTGTTTCAATTATTACTCTTCTGTCAAGTTCTCCTATTGTCATCCTACTATCTGAACTTTATATGTATCTAATAACCATTTAACATTCATTGGTAGTTCAGTTGCAATTCTACCTATTACAACACTATTTCTGTTTTGATAAAAATTTCCTATTGTCAAAAGAATAGCTTGTTTTATAATCTCTGGCACATCACTTGCAGTACCATAACCAACTGTGTATTTTGCTATAACAGCATCATTTCTTTTTGTTATACTTGGAAAACTTTTACCATCAGCTAATTGTATTTGACTTGGCTCATATTGATTTATTACAATATAATCATTTGTAGATAATGTTTGAAAATTATTATCACTATCATAATATTGAACTACTGGGGTACTAAAAACAGGATTTAATGGACTTTTAAATAAAGTTTCAAGCTCTGCAAAATCACTACAAGTTTGTTTTATAAGAGTAGCAATAAAAAATCTATTTGTGTACTCTTCACTCAATTGTGTTGCAGCCTTTATAATAGATGTAATATAAGTATCATCAGCAGTTGTATCAACTTTTAAATGAGATTTAGCCTCAGTCAAAGAAACTGGATAAGTAGATGCTGGAGTAATTACTTGATATGTTTTCATATTATTTAGTTATAAAAAAAGGGATGATGGTAATTCCACCACCCCTTTTTAAAAATTAATTATTATCTACTATGCTTCCAAGTTTTTGTGGAATGTAGATGATTGAACAGCACCAGCATCAACAAGAGATGTTAATACATAACGAGGCTCACCAGTTCCAGCTCCAGAGTAAATGTCATAAATCACATCTAATCCACCAAACTGTGCGATGTGTACTTTAGAGAAATCTCCAAATAAAGCAGCAGTTTTTGAAGCAGTTCCACCAGAGTTTAAGTTAGATGTAATAAATGAGAAATATCCATTTAATCTCTTATCAGCATTATCATATAATGCAGAAACAGAAGCAACTTGAGCTAAAGATTTAACATCAGCATAAGCAGCTGGATTTAAAATATAAGCCATTCTTGATCCTTCTAAATTTACATCAGCAGCTAATGTATCAGTTTCCATTTTCTCTACGTTAGCTACAGAAATAACAGATGTTGCAGAAGATGTTGCATCTAAAAATAAAGAATTTGGAGCATTAGAAACATCTGCGTTTCCTAAGAATGCAGATTCCATTGTTGAAGCAACTGATTGAGCCATGTTTCTTCTTAATGCAGCTTCGATTGATGCATTTTGAGTTACAGCCTCAGCTGATACGTTTACTATAGAAATACATTTCTTTGGACTTAAAGTTAAAGATGTTGCAGTTCCATTTGCAGCTGGAGCAGATCCACCAGTTTCAGCAACGAAACCAGAATTGATTGATGAAAATACTGGGAATTTCATGTTGTTTACTCCAGAATAAAAATTAGCTCCAGCAGATGCCATTACTAAGTTTGCTTCTAATTGGTCTGTCCATGCCATTACTTGAGTTGCATTTGAATCACCAGTTGTAACTGCAGCTCTTGTTAATATGCTTGAAGGAATACCAATTCCCTTGTAAGATTGACCAGTATATCTTGACTGATTTCTTGCTTCTTGATCCATTTCTTTTACAAGTCCTTCTATTCTACCAGTTGCAGCTTGTGCTAAAGCATCTTGAAAAGAATAATCTCTTATTTCTTTTTCTTCTTTTGTGCTTGTAACTCCAGAAACTACAGCAGCATTTCTTTTTATTGTTTCCATTTTTTCAGCTCTTTCTATTTTAGCATCTAAATTGTCAACTTCTGTTAACAATCCATCTACTTGATTATTTTCCTCAGAAGATAAATCTCTTTCCTCAGTTGTAGCAACATCTTTAATGCTTTCCAACTGAGAAATAATATCAGATCTTTCCTCTTTTAATACGATTGATGTTTTCATTTTTTAATTATTTTAATTT